TGCAGTGGCGATGGCAATTGCGCTTTAGCAGTTGACAAACGTATATAAGTATGATATAATTATACTTAATTAATTAGGAGAAATCATGGCACAGGATTTTGAAAGAAACATTGCAAGGAATGTAGGCACAGCCGCAGTAACTATGCGTACAGCCAATTCCGATGATGCTCTTATCGGTATCAATATTGCTAATGTTACAACTTCCCAAATCAACATGGATGTGTTTATTAACGATGGGTCTAACGACTACTACATTGTTAAAGACGCACCTATACCTGCAGGGTCAGCTTTGCAGGTTCTTGATGGCGGAGCAAAGGTTGTGATGCAAGCAAGTGACGTACTAAAAGTACAGTCCGATACCGCAAGCAGCGCAGATGTTTGGGTCTCTGTAGTTGACACCATCAGTTCATAAGGAATAGCCCATGCCTTTAATCGGTAATCCCATCACTGCAAGTTTTCAGGCTAGACCTGCCACCCAAGAGTTTAATGGTGACGGGTCTACAACTACGTTTACCCTGAACCACACAGTAACTCAGGAAGATATCATCGTATCTGTAGATGGTGTCGTACAGGAAAGTGTTGATGCGTTCACTGTGCCAGACGGTACAACACTCACCTTTACTGCAGCACCGTCAAGCGGAACAGGTAACATCTTCGTAATCTACATGGGTGTATCTGCAGCGTCTGTAACACCTGCAGCAGAAAACAAGGGTACGTTCAAGGCAAGTGGTATCTTCCGTACCAATGCACAAACACTCAGTTCCAACACAACCATCCTCGCAACAGAGAACGCTAACGTAACAGGGCCACTGACTATCAACACAGGAGTTACCCTGACCGTTGAAAGCGGTGGTACATTGGTGACGCTATGAGTACATTAAAAGCAGATACAATCGTAGCATCAGACGGCACAAGTCCTGTCACGCTGACGAAGCAAGAGGCCACGAAACAGTGGATTTCTTGGGATGGCGTTAATAATGATATTGAGGGTTCGCTTAATGTCAGCAGTGTTTTAGACGAAGAGACAGGCGTTTATACATTAACTGTAACGTCAGCTTATTCATCTCAGCATGATAGGTGTATTTTTACAACTTTATATAACAGTAACGATGACGGTGGTACTATTGAAAGCGGCTCTGCAAGAGCAATGGGAACGGTAGTTATTGGCACAAACTCAAACGGCACGATAGACCCTCTTGCCACGACAACAATTCAATATGCTACAGCTTATGGTTCAACCTCTAGTTCTGATGGTGGTATGTTTGATTTGTGTAAGGTTTGGGTTACGTCAATAGGAGACCTAGCATGAGTACGGTGATTACAGACAACCTCACTGGCAAGACTTCTGCTGGCAATGTGACCATCACCTCTGAGGGCGGTTCTGCGACTATGCAGTTACAGCAGGGCGTAGCGAAGCACTTTATAAATTTTGACGCATCTTCTGGTACTCCTACTTCACAGGATTCTTTTAATGTTTCTAGTATAACGGACTCAGCTACAGGTAAATTTGGTATTAACGTGACTAACAATTATTCTAATGTTACCTACTCACTAGCTGGTTATGCCTGTGGAGTAAACAGTGATACTTTCTCAAGCGATTTATCTTTAGGTCTAGGTACAAATCTTATCATCACAACCACTTCTGGAGTTTATGAAATTTTGAGTTATGCGACTAGTGCGTATAGAGACTCAAAACACTGTGACACACAAGGATTTGGAGACCTCGCATAATGGCTGGCAAGATTATAGCAGATACGCTTGAGACAGGTGCTGGTGCTGATATATCCACCAGCTATGTTGTGAATGGTAGTGCGAAGGCTTGGATAACTTACAAAGGTACAAGTACAAATGCCATTATGGACAGTTTAAATATGTCTGGTGTTGTTGATAATGGCACTGGAGATTATACGATGTCATTTACAAACAATATGAGTGATGGGGAATATTCTTTAACAGATAGCTCAGAAAGGCTTGAAAACAATAACAGCCCTAGCATAACAGGCTTTGAAACTACTGCTTCTGGTAGTTATATACACAACCATTGGAACAGTGGATTTAGTGCTAGCGATATGTTTAGGACATATAGCCAAGCCACAGGAGACCTCGCATAAATGAACACACCTGAATTTCAAGGCACACATCTCTGGGATAGACTGTGCTGGGCAAAAGAAAACTTAGAAGGCTATCAGTCAGACTACCGTGTTGTTTATGAGGACAGCATTGATGAGTGCGCCAAGATACTTGTGCCTGACCCTAACTGGATGGCTTGTGCAATGCAGGGTGGTATCTTACCGCCTGTGTGGGTTTACCATGAGTTAGCCAAAGACGAAGCGCAGGAAGATTTCAAGAAACATACCCGTGGCTACCTTCTTCATGAGACACAGCCAGTGGATGCCATGACAGAAGAAGAAGCTATTGAGTACCTGATTATGAAAGACTGCCCACAATCAGTGTGGCAGAACTGGGATAGTGGCAACAAACCCAAGATGGTTATTTGCCGCAAGGAACAGTTACCAAGCACTAGGGAGTGGCGCAATGCTTGGAAGATAACTGAAGAACTAACCGTCACTGATTTAGCAGCCTAAGAGGGAGATACCTAATGGCAACAACATACATCGTAGACAAGGACGGGAATCAGATTGATGCTTCTACAGCTACCGTTCCTTCTGACCGTCACTTCCGTGGTGCATGGTCATTAAGTGGCAGTGTCATCACAGAAGATATGGACGCTGCAAAAGTAATCTTTAAGGACAAAATCCGTGAAGTACGTGGGCCATTGCTTGAAGCAAAGGACGTGGAACTGATGAAGGCACTGGAAGCTGGCACTAGCACAACTGCTATTGCTGCTGCAAAGGATGCCCTTCGTGATGCCCCTGCTGACTCATCCATTGATGCGGCAACAGACATTGCGGGTCTTAAGGCAGCTTGGGATACAAGTGTACTAGGTGATAGCCCTTACGCATAAGCGTAGGGGTCATCCCTTTTTGGAGTAGATAGATGGCACTGACCAAAACACAAGCAGACGGCATTAATCTTGCGGATACATTTGCATTTACTGGCACTGTGTCTGGTGCTGGTGATGTAACTACAAGCACTGCTATTACCAAAGGTTCTGCTAGCATTAACGTGCTTAGTGGGTTGAACAAAGCATGGTGGCATTTAGACAGCAACAACGGTGTTATTGATGATAGCTATAATGTTAGTTCATTTACAGATTCTACAGGCTATTCTCAAGTTACATTAACAAACACAATGGCTAATAACAAATGGACTTGTGTTTTAACGAGTGATGAACTTGAAGCTGTAATGTCTATCTTTGGTGGTTTTGAAACAACTACAGAGTGCTATTATCGCTCGTATTACCCAAGGGTAACATCTAATGCTGAACCAGATGATGTGTCTGGCATCCTGACAGGAGATTTAGCGTAATGCCCTATATAGGAAAAAGTCCAGAGTTCGGTGTTCGCAACCGCTTTGTCTACCAAGCTACTGCTGGTCAGACTAGCTTTAGTGGTAGTGACGCAGACAGTAAGACACTAACCTATCAGGATAGCCTGTACTTAGACGTGTATCAGAATGGTGTGCTACTCAAGCCGGGTACGGACTACGCTGCCACGACAGGCACAAGTGTTGTGCTGGTCACAGGCGCATCCTTGAATGACATCGTTGAGATGGTAGCCTACGATACATTCAGCATTGCTAACAGTTATACTAAGGCAGAGTCAGACACACGCTACCCGTTCAAGGGAAACAACAGCATCATCCGTTTGAATGGTCAGACCATCTCTGCGAACATTACGATTGACAGCGATGAGAATGGCGTATCGGCTGGGCCAATCACACAGAACGCAACCGTAACTGTTAACGGTTATTGGAGCATCGTATGACCAGCATATTAAATGTAGATGAGATTGCGGCAAAGAATGGTACGTCACCTGTTGCGTTGACTAAGCAACAGGCCAACAAAGGTCATTTTTCGTACAATCAAGCGACTAATACACTTGCTACTGAAACATTCAATATGAGTTCAGCCACAGATAAATCAACAGGAAAATTTAATGTTACATACACCAATGCAATGGCACAAGCAAATCATCCTGTAACATATTTAGCAGATGCGGCTAACTTTCATTGGGATGAGGGTGAGGATGCTAGAACAACAACAAATACAGGTACGTTTTTAAATTGGAATAGCGCACATAATTCCAATATAGACACGCAGTTCAGCACTGCGGCTACTCACGGAGACCTCGCATAATGGCTAGCATATTAAAGGTAGATGACCTAAGAGGTAACACAGCGGCTGGCAACATTACGATTACCAGCGAGGGTGGCTCTGCGACACAATCACTTCAGCAGGGTTTGTCTAAAGGTTTTGCTTGCGTTGATAATGAGGTTACTACCACTATATCAACGGAATCTTTCAATGTTGCTAGTACAACGGATAATGGAACTGGTGATTTTTCTTTATCTTGGTCAAATAGTATGAACAGCACACCATATGCTTTTGGTCAAATTTGTCACAACAATCAAGGCGATGCGTATGCTAGAGGGGTCGGTGTTTACAGCACTGCGTCTAGTCAGCAAACCCCTAATGGCATGACTACCAGTTCTTGTAGATTTAGAGTTTTTTACGCTTCTTCCTCTGCTTCTGCTGGTAACGCACAACAGGCATACAATGCTCTAACCCTGCACGGAGACCTAGCATAATGGCAAGCGAACTGAGAGTAAACACCCTGAAGGATGCCAGCGGTAATAACTCTGTTGGCATGGCTTATGTTAGTGGCGGTAGTGCGAAGGCTTGGGCTAAGTTTGATGATTCTGCCACATTAGCCGACAGTTTTAATATATCCTCATCTGTAGATGTGCAAACAGGCCAATGGCGGTTCGCAAAAACAAATTCTATGGTTGATACAGACTATGTTGTGGTGGGTATGGGCGGTTATCTTATTGGTAGTTTTAACACAGGATATAACAGTAACGCCACTGAAACCACTGCAAATCATACGCAATCTAAATACGATTCAAATTTTCAAGATTTTGGCTCAGGTGGCTACGGGATGCACAACGTACACGGAGACCTAGCATGAGTAACGCAGCAGATTTAGCAAAGTTTGGTAGTGGTATCTCAGGCGGTATATTGCAAGTGAAGTACACACAGATTGATGCAACATCAACAATTAGCTGTGCCTCAAACACTGACACAGAAATAAGTGTGTTATCTGTAAACATAACCCCTGTATCCACTAACAGCATCATTAAAATTGAAGCAATGGTTAATGGCGAATGGGGTGGGCAAGCCGCAATCTATAATTCAGCTTGGTTCTTCTATAGAGACTCTACAAAGCTAGCCGCACCTGTTGCTAGTAATAGAAACTCTGGCATTTTAATGGGTACATCTTTGAGTTATGAAGCTAGTGACGCATCATCTACACCAGAAAATGCAGTCTATAGTTATTTTGATACACCAAGCACCACTTCACAGATAACATATAAAGTAGGTGTAAGACAGTCAGAAAGCAGTGCTATTAATTGGAATTTAAATAGATGTGTAGCAGATTCGGACGTTAAAGACCAAGAACGTGGTATTTCTATGATATGTGTTACAGAAATTCAAGGATAAGGTACT